GTATTATGTGGTATGAAACACTACAGGTAAGCTAGTGTATTTAGTCAAATGATGTGGTGAATTGAACGCCCAGTCCATAATCTTTTCGTAAGACGGCTTCGATAGAGCTTGACGCGACCCAGGTTTGATGTCTGGCAGCAGACATGTACACCGTCATCTCGTCAAACTGTCCCTCAGTTAACCGATATCGTCTCGCGATGGATCTGGGATCCGCTTCATAAGTCTCCCCTGAGTCATCCTTGTGTATGTATGGAAAGTCAGCGCAGAATTTCTTCTGCATGATTTCTTCGAGCCAAGGAGCTCTAGTGAGATTAAGAAGCAGACCGTCCTTAATGCCAAAGTTAGTGCGTGGGTACATTCCCTGGAGGAACTGAGCTACAAACTCGTCCGCTCGAGGCCTGATAGGGCCCCGTCCTGGTAGGTCACCTTTGCACATACCGATTGACCTGAACATTACGCCCAGATTCAACATGGCTTGCATTCTCCCATGTGTATCAAGCACAGGAGAGTGCTTAAGGAACTGGATGTCCTCTGGAAACTCGCAGGCGTCCAGCGTAACACCATATCCCACCGCGGCGGCGGAAGTAATGACACCTAGGGCGTCAGTGGCTCCTGCATCCACGATGGATTTGAAGATCAAAATGTTGGCTAAATTGTTAATAAATGTTGTGATGGTGGACCCCGAGTAAAGACGTGGGTTGACTGGAGTCAACTTCACCGACTGTTTATTTCCGGTGACGTCCCTAACCTCAATCGGGAGTTTACACTGGTCAACTAAAACCTGCATATCCTCCTTCATGTGGCGAGGGGTGATGTGGATGAGCGCATCAAAAATAGAGGGTCCATGGGAAGCATCACACCATTTAATATCTAGGTTAAAAACAAAAACCCTTCCCTGATGACTTATGCTAAGACATGCATCATCAGAGAAGAATACAAAGTAGTATTTCGTGGGTGGATTAAGCAAACGGGCAAAGACTTCCTTCAGCACACTAGGTTCAGGAGTGGCAACAAACTCAAAAGTTCCATCCCTGTACACAAACGCTTCAGACGCCATGGCTTTCTTCAGGAGTCCAGTGACTCTAAAACCCTGGAGTGACGCAGCAACACCAAGGTCGCCGATCATTCTGGGATATTTTCCTGGTTTGGCCACTTCGTCTTTCTTCATTTTGTACAGAACCTTGTGCAACCAAAGTCGACACGTAGAATTGAGCGATTTGTGGTCGCCCTCACGCATTTCATTCCACGCGTTTATGCGTAATTGTTTCTTGGGGTGTACGTCCTGGTAATGTTCGTCCACCTCATGATGCAAAAATACATATTCTTTTACCCTCCTTTCCATCACTCTCTCC